AATGAAAAAGAAAAGTACAGAAAAATTGCTGAATTGGGATGCTCATTATGTAGGTATCTCGGCTCTGAGGGAACGCCAGCGCACCTGCATCACATTAGAAGAGGTAATATCCCTCGTTCTCAAGCACCCGTCATTCCTCTCTGCCCGTACCACCATACCGGAGGTGGCGGTGTTCACTTCTATGGACACAAACGATTTAGTAGGGAATATGGCATATCTGAAGAGCAGCTACTTGAGCAAACCTTGGAGTTAATTGGTGAATAGAATAATTTGTTGGTTTTCTTGTGGTGCTGCTAGTGCAGTAGCTACAAAACTAGCTTTATCAGAGTACAAAGGCCATGAAATTATCATAGCTTATACCGAAGTTATTGAAGAACACCCTGATAACAAACGATTTTTGACTGATTGTGAACAATGGTTTGGTCAAAAAATCCTTATTTTGGGTAATGACCGTTATGAAAGGTCAATTTACAAGTGTTTTCAGACATCAGCTATGAACATTAAAGGTGCAAGCCCATGCACTCGTAAGTTAAAAAAAGATGTAAGACTTAAATTTGAAAAACCCACAGATACCCAAATATTTGGTTACACAATGGAAGAACAAGACCGTTATGACCGATTTCTTGATGCCAATAACATTGATGCTGTAGCCCCTTTAATTGACAAAAGATTAAGTAAGGTAGATTGCCTAGCAATGTTGCAAAATGCTGGTATAGAGCTACCCATGATGTATAAATTAGGTTATCACAACAATAATTGCATTGGTTGTGTCAAAGGCGGCAAAGGTTATTGGAATAAGATTAAAGTAGACTTTCCAGAACATTTTGACCGAATGGCTAAATTAGAACGATTTAAGAAGCAAACTGTATTAAAGGATGTTTACCTTGATGAATTGCCCATTGATGCTGGTAACTACCCTCAAGAACAAGACATTCAATGTGGTATTTTTTGCCACATGGCTGAAGAAGATATAAATGCTAGTTCTTAACCTACCCTACCCCCCTAGCGTTAATCATATGTACATTAATGCTCATGGTAGGCGGTTTCCTAATAAAAAGGCTCTAGATTACAAGGCCCAAGTGTCTAATTATGTAGTGGAATACAAAGTACCCAAGCTAGGAGAGGCTAAATTATCCCTAACTATCTGGGTACATCCACCTGATAGGCGTAAGCGAGACATCTCAAATATTGTGAAGATTGTTGAAGATAGCCTACAAGACGCTGGAGTCTATGACAACGACTTCAATATTGACATCCTTTTGGTCCAAAGGGGAGAAATAACCAAAGGTGGAAAGCTACTTGTAATGATTGAAGTATTGGAAGATAATAAGTGAAAGCGTGAGGCTTTTAGCCCCCCTAAAAAGGGGCTTTTTTCAAAGGAAAAACCATGAATGATAATGTCGCATTATTTGCTGCCACCCTGTTGCACTCAGCAACAAATACCCATTTCTTTCATTGGTCTACCGATTCTTACGCCAGGCACATTGCTTTGGGTGAGTATTACGACAATATCGTAGAGCTTACAGACGCTTATGTTGAAGCCTATATGGGTGCTTACGAAAAGATTACGACCTTTCCAAGCGTATATCACCAGCCTAAAGACCCAATTAAATACCTACAAAGTCTACAAAAGTTTGTAAAAGAAGCTAGAGATGACCTTCCAAAAGACCAACAACTCTGCAATTTGGTAGATGCTATTGCTGACCAAATAGACTCTACGACATACAAACTACGCTTTTTGAAATGACACACCAAAGCAGGTAGAAGGAAATCCGTCTACCATTAGTTTTAAATGGCAATGATTTAGTTTCTCATTGTGACCTTCATGCCAGGCATACGGTGGCATATCAATAAACGAATCTACAGGGTTTTCCCCTACATTAAAGTCTATTGTTGGTAAGGTGTACGCTGAAAGGCGAATAGCCAAAGACTCAAAGTCTTGTTTGCGGAATAACACAGTACCCCAGTTATCAATCGTATCGGTACGGCTGTAATTAAACTCAGTAGTATGAGCAGAAATACCACCTGATTTAAGCAATTTTCCTGTATTTTCAATAAATTGCAGACCTTTTTCTATAGACCCTAAGTGTTCAAACGCACATAGTGTCCAGCAAAAATCAAACTGACCATGCAAATGCTCGCCAATATTGTTCATATCAGCGTATTCAAACGACACAAGGCGGTTAAAAGATTCTCTATCGACCAAGTCAGACTTATAGATTTTGTCTAAAGACCCTAACTGAGCCGTAGCTGCCCATCCCTTAGACAAATCCTCATTAGGGTTCAAGTCCGTAGCTAAGATTTCACAACCATAGGATGCAAACAAAGAAGGTAAACGCTCCTCACCAACTCCAAAGACAATACCCTTCATGCCTGGCTTGAGCTTAGACCGTAATGTATTGACTACATAGGCTTCTTCCCATACCTTTCGATGCAATACAGGGGCAATCTTTAATTCTTCACAGGTATCAATAAACCATTTTTGAAGGAAATCATCGTAAATACTAGCTTTCCACCCTTGTTTAAAGTCATCAAACTTCTCAGGAAGGCGCTTATAACCGTAATATTTTTCAGCTAATTCATGTCCAAACAATTTGGTATTGATAGCAAACGCTGGAAGATTGCGTAATTTTTCAGCTAATGGGGAAGTATTAGGAATAGAGCCGTCTTTGGTTAAACTAAAAAGCTCTTTAAAAATCTCGTTAAAGTCCATAATTTCCTTTAGAATTAGACTTATACTATCAGAAACTTGGAGATAATCATGCCTTTAGATAAGTCTGGCTCAGTCCAATCAGTAGGTAAGAACATTAAAGCTGAAATGAAGGCCGGAAAGCCTAAAAAACAGGCAATCGCTATTGCTCTCAATGTAGAACGGGACAATGCTAAAGGCAAACGCAAGGCCAAGCTAGAAGAAGCCTATGGTCGTTTCTTAGGTGAGCGTGATGAGTCGTAAAGACCAAATTCGTGCCGCAGTAGAAAAGCACGACAAACCCATACCCAAGACAACAACGGGTAAGGACAAGAATTACCTGCCAACTGAGCAGGGTGCAGGGATGACTGCAAAAGGTAGGGCGGCTTATAACCGCAAGAACAACGCAAATTTACAAGCACCCCAATCTAGTGGGCCAAGACACGATAGTTTTTGTGCAAGGTCGGCAGGTTGGACTGGGGAACGGGGCAAAGCAGCAAGAGCAAGGTGGAAATGTTAATGAAACCAGGACTATACGCAAATATTCATGCTAAACGGGCTAGGATTAAAGCCGGTTCAGGCGAAAAGATGGCTAAAAAGGGTGCAGAAGGCAGACCTAGCGCACAAGACTTTAAAGACGCTGCTAAGACTGCCAAGCCTAGCCGTAAAGAAATGATTGCTTCTAAGATGAAGGATATGTAATGACACCAATGAGCCGAAGCTACAAAAAAGAAGATGCCATGCTTAGACCAGAGCATGAGTCAACCCTTGAAAAACAGGTAAAAGAGCGTATGAAACCAAAGCCACAAGAACTAGCTGTAGGTGGTAAGGGTGACATCCTCAATAGAAAGACCAATGAGCGCATGAAGCGTAAGGTAGCGTTACTTGCCGCGATGAATAAGATACATGACGCTGACATTGCTTAAAAAATTGATGTAAACTAAAAGCCTTATAAATCAATTACTTGAGATTATATGACTTCTAAAGTAGAAAAAACTAGAGTTAAGACAGGTGGAAGGGCTAAAGGAGTGCCTAACAAGGTCACTCAAGAGGCTCGAGAAGCTGTAAAAGCATTACTTGATGCCAACCTACCTTATTTGCAAACATGGCTCTATAACACCGCAGAAGGCCTTAAAGACGATGAAACAGGAAAGTACATTGTGCTTCCTAATCCAGGCAAGGCTTGTGACATTGTTCAGAACATGGTCGAGTACGCAGTTCCTAAGTTAGCTAGGACTGAAGTCGTTGGGGATGACAAAGCGCCTGTACGCATGGTGGTATCTTGGAAGAAATAGTAGAAGTAGAACTAGACTATCAGCCAAGGGATGTATTCATACCATTCCATGAAAGAACCCAAAGATGGTCAGTTATCGTAGCCCATCGTAGGTGCGGCAAGACGGTAGCTTGCATTAATGACCTAATCTACAAAGCAATCATGGAAGGCAAGGAAGATGGCAGATATGCCTATATTGCCCCTTATTACTCACAAGCCAAGACTATTGCATGGGACTACCTTTTAAAGTTCTCTCAGCCTGTACTTGCCAAAGCCAATCAATCAGAACTATGGGTAGAACTCGTAAATGGGGCTAGGATTAGGCTATTTGGTGCAGATACAGGTGAAAACTTGCGTGGTTTGTACCTTGATGCTGTAGTCCTAGACGAATATGCGGATATGAAACCCTCAATATGGGGAAGCGTGGTCAGGCCACTTTTAGCAGACAGGGGCGGTTCTGCCACCTTCATTGGGACACCCAAGGGACACAACCAGTTTTGGGATGTATACAACAACGCTACAAAAGACCCTGATTGGTATGTCAAGACACTAAGGGCTAGTCAAACAGGGTTATTGCCGGACTATGAATTAGCCGATGCTGCCAAGATGATGTCGCAAGACCAATACCTTGCTGAGTTTGAGTGCGACTTTGAAAGTTCCATACTTGGGGCGTATTACGGCAAAGAGATGCGGCAGCTTACCGACCAAGGCAGAATTACCGAAGTTAAGCACGACCCTATGTTTAAAGTGCATACGGCATGGGATTTGGGGTATTCAGACGATACGGCAATATGGTTCTTTCAGGTCATACATGGGGAAATTAGGCTATTGGACTACCATTATTCCAATGGGCAACCAGTCGCTTTCTATGCCGGAATAGTGGAATCTAGGGAGATGGAACGGGGCTATGAGTATGGCTATCACTACCTGCCCCATGACGCTAGAGCCAAGACTTTAGCTTCTAATCGCTCAGTAATCGAACAGCTAGGCGATAAGTTACCTATCAAAACCCTACGCATAGTTCCCAATTTGGGACTCCAAGACGGTATTCAGGCAAGCCGTTTAGCCTTAACTAGAGCTTGGTTTGACCATAAATGCGAGGATGGCATTGAATGTTTGCGCCAATACCAACGGGAATATGACGAGGACAAGAAGGTATTTAGGGATAAGCCAAGGCATGATTGGACAAGTCATGGCGCGGATGCCTGGCGGTATTTGTCTATCGTATGGAAAGATGAAGCTAAGATTGTGACCAAGGATGAACCAATTAAAGGTCTGTTTGTTGGTAAGACTGATGTTACGATTAATGATATGTGGAAAGAAACTAAGACAAAAATGAACCAAAGGTATTAACTTTAGGTAAAATAAGACAACATTTCGCCAAAATCTTCAACATTAGGGCAACATTATGGCAAACGATAAAGCAACGGTTAATCATACATACGAGGATTGGTATAAAACAATCGGTGGATATGAGCGTCAATACAAGCGTTGGGAAGCTAGAGCAGACCGAATCGTTAAGAAGTACAAAGACGATAGCCGCTATGACCGTAACCCTAATGCTCGCTTTAATATCCTTTGGTCAAATGTACAGACGATTCAACCAGCTATCTTTGCAAGACTACCAAGACCCGATGTAAGCCGTAGATTCCGTGATAACGACCCGATTGGTCGTGTAGCGTCAATGATGCTAGAACGGGCTTTAGAGTTTGAGATTGAGCATTACGGTGATTACAAGTCTGCAATGAACAACGCAGTCCTAGACCGTCTTTTGGGTGGTCGTGGTGTATCTTGGGTGCGTTACGAGCCACACTTTGCAGTCGATGAAGTAGGCGAACCCGATGATGGATTTCAAGTAACCGAAGATTCAGACGAAGCAGAAACGCCTGAAGGCATGGAGAATGAGAATCCTGAGCGTATTGAGTACGAGTGCGCCCCTGTAGATTATGTGCATTGGAAAGAGTTTGGACACTCGCCAGGTGCTAGAACATGGGAAGAAGTAACTTGCGTATGGCGTAAGGTTTATATGTCACGCTCTGCACTTGTTGAGCGTTTTGGCGAAGAAATGGGCTACAAAATCCCATTGGACACCAAGCCTTCTGACGATAAGAACTCCTACAAACCGATGGATGGCAATTACGAAGCTGTCATTTATGAAATTTGGGACAAAGAAACAGGTAAAGTTTTATGGCTTTCCAAGTCCTTGGGCAAGATTATTGACGAGCGTGATGACCCATTGCAACTTGAGTGCTTCTTCCCTTGCCCTAAACCCCTGTATTCAACACTCACAACGGATTCATTAGAGCCAATCCCCGACTTTGTAATTTACCAAGACCAAGCTCGTGAACTGGACACTTTATGTGACCGTATTGATGGCCTGATTAATGCCCTTAGAGTGCGTGGCGTATACGATGCAAGTGCTAGTGAATTACAGCGTTTGTTCTCTGAAGGCGAAAACAACACCCTGATTCCTGTAGATAACTGGATGGCTTTTGCTGAAAAGCAAGGCATGAAGGGTGCGATTGACCTTGTAGACATTACCCCATTTGCACAAGCCCTAGCCCAATGCTATACCGCAATGGAGCAAGTAAAGGGTCAAATCTATGAATTGATGGGTATTGCCGACATTCAGCGTGGTCAATCTAACCCCAATGAAACCCTTGGCGCACAGATTATTAAGTCTAACAACGCTAGTGGTCGATTAAAGACCATGCAACACGCCGTCGTGGACTTTGCAACTACCCTGTTAAGCATTAAAGCGCAAATCATTTGCAACCACTTTACCGATGAAACTTTGGTACAGATTAGTGGAGCAATGCAGTTAAGCCCACAAGACCAGCAGTTTATTCCCCAAGCCATTGCATTGTTGCGTAACGAATCGTCTAAGAACTTCCGTATTGAAGTAACTAGCGATTCCATGATTTATCAGGATGAACAGCAAGAAAAGCAAGACCGCATCGCTTTCCTATCGTCTGTAGGTACATTCTTACAAACCGCTATGCCTGCCGTACAAGGCGCACCTGAACTAGCCCCATTATTGATGGAAATGCTCAAGTTTGGTGTAACTGCGTTTAAAGCCGGTAAACAGTTGGAAGGCATTATTGACCAAACAGCCGATGAAATCCGCACTCAAGCAGAACAAAGCAAAGGTCAGCCTAAGCCACCTTCACCTGAGATGCAGAAGCTACAAATGCAAGCGCAGCTAGAACAAGCCAAGATGCAGAATACTGCTCAATTAGAGCAATTAAAGATGCAGAACGCTATGCAGGTAGAGAAAGCCAAGCAAGAGTACCAGGCTCAAGAGAATCAATTAAAGTTCCAACTTGAAGAACAACGCAATATGATGGACAGGGAGATGGAAATCAAAGTAGCTCAGATGAAGATGATGACTGAGCGCAATACCCAAGTCTTGTTAGCCCATATTAACAACGGGGCAAAGATTGAAGTTGCCCGTATTGGTTCAGATGAATCAGATGGCGCAATGGCTTACATGACCGAAATGGACATGGCTAAGTCGATGGAATCCCCAATGCAACCGATTGCAGACGCTATTGGACAAGGAAATATGCAGATGGCACAGGCAATTTCAGCCTTGGTAGACACAATCAATGCTCAGCACAGTAGACCTAAAACGGTAATTAGAGGTCAAGACGGCAAAATCATTGGGGTTCAATAATGCCAATAACAGTCAAACACACTAAAGTTAGTACGATTCCTGATGATTCAGACACAAGTTTAGTACGCCCTAGTGATTGGAACGCTGACCATACTTTAGTTGGCCTTGGTACGATGGCAGAGCAAAATGCCAATGCCGTAGCCATTACAGGCGGTACGATTAGCGGTGTAACAATCCCTGCATCCAACATTACGGGTACGCTTGGTGTTCCTAATGGCGGTACAGGTGCTACAACTTTAACTGGCTATGTCAAGGGTACTGGTACTGCCCCTTTGACCGCATCGGCAATTATTCCGAACACGGACATTACAGGTTTAGGCACAGCTTCTACTAGAGATGCAGGCGTAGCATTAGGCGTTGCTACCCTAGATGCTGGGGGTAAAGTGCCTGTTTCTGAACTTCCTGCCGCAGTATTGGGCGCACTTAGCTATCAAGGAACATGGGATGCAGCAACTAATACCCCTACTCTTACTTCTTCTGTTGGCACTAAAGGTTATTACTATGTGGTCAATGTTGCTGGTAATACTAACCTTAACGGGATTACTGATTGGCTTGTGGGCGATTGGGCAGTCTATAACGGCACAGTTTGGCAGAAGGTAGACAATACCGATGCAGTAACTAGCGTAAACGGACTTACCGGCACAGTCGTATTAACCACAACCAACATTGCCGAAGGTACAAACGAATACTTTACAACTGCCAGGGCAAGAACATCTGTAAGTGCTGGCACAGGCATAAGCTACGACAACACAACTGGCGTAATTACTAATTCAAGCCCATCTTTAGGTGGTGATGTAGTAGGCCCAGCAAGTGCTACTGACAATGCAATAGCTAGATTTGACACCACTACTGGCAAATTACTGCAAAACTCAATAGTTACAGTAAGTGATACAGGTGCAATTTCAGGCGTTATTGCAGAAAACTTTACACCAGTTACAGCACCTACTTATTTAGAAGGCAAGGTTTTCTACGATACAGATGCCAAAACACTAGCTTATTACAACGATAACAGTCAAATGACTGTAAACATTGGGCAAGAAAACATTGTCCGTGTACGCAATCAAACAGGGGCAACAATCCCTGATGGCACAGTGGTTTATATTAATGGTGCAACTGGCAACACTCCTACGATTGCTAAAGCCATAGCAACTAGCTTTTCTACTGCTGACATCATTGGTGTAACGACTACAACTATTGCAAACAATGGCTTTGGTTATGTAACTATTAACGGATTGGTCAATGGCTTAGATACTTCAGCATTTAATGAAGGTGATGCTGTATTCTTATCAGCCACAACTGCTGGTGCATATACAGCAACAGAACCAACAAGACCTAATTATTCTATTCAAGTGGGTGTAATTCTTAGGGCAAACCCTAGTGTTGGCACATTGCTCGTATCAGTACAAATTGTTTCTACAGAAAATATTCATGTTATTGGCACAATGGCAGTAGACCAAGGTGGTACAGGCCAAACTAGCTATACCAATGGTCAGTTATTAATTGGCAACACTACAGGCAATACCCTAACTAAATCCACCTTAACCGCTGGAACTGGCGTATCTGTAACGAATGGCACGGGTTCTATTACCCTAGCCAATACAGGTGTTACTTCTGCCGTAGCTGGTACAGGAATTAGCGTATCAGGTTCAACTGGTGCTGTTACTGTAACCAATACTGCCCCTGACCAAACAGTAGTCTTGACTGCTGGTACAGGAATATCTACCTCTGGTACATACCCTAACTTCACCATTACCAATACAAGCCCGTCTAGCGGTGGAACTGTTACATCCGTAGCGGCATTAACTTTAGGAACAACTGGTACTGACCTTAGTTCTACCGTAGCCAATGGGACTACAACCCCAGTAATTACTTTGCAAGTACCAACAGCTTCAGCGGTTAATCGTGGTGCTTTAAGTGCCACAGACTGGACTACTTTTAACAATAAAGCCCCAGGCGTTACATTTACGACAAGTTATGTACCTTATGGACAAGGCACAACAACTTTAAATCAGTCAGCAAACTTTACTTTTGCAAGCTCTACGCTTACCGCCCCAATAGTTAGTGCAAGTAATGGCTTAGTTGTAAACTCCAATACAGTTTCAGCTAGTTATTCCATACCTAGCGGTTCGTCAGCAAGCTCAGTAGGGCCGATGACAATAGCTAGTGGTCAAACCGTCACTATTCCTAGTGGCTCAAGATGGGTGGTCTTATGAGCATAGTTTTACAATCTACAAGCGGTGGTTCTATAACAATTAATGAACCAACAACGGCTAGTAACTTTACGCAAACATTACCTGCTGCTAGTGGTGAAGTAATGGTTAGCGGCAATCAGCCAGCGTTTAGTGCTTATTCAAATTTAGGTCAAACTTTATCAAATTCAACATTTACAAAAATTCAATTTAATGTAGAAAATTTTGATACAGCTTCTGCTTACGACAACACTACAAATTATCGTTTTACACCATTAGTTGCTGGTTATTATCAAGTAAATGGTAACTTTTCGCCTTCAGGCGCAGCTTTAGGATATGGTCAATTTGCTATTTATAAAAATGGTGCAGAAGTAGCTGGTGGAAGTGCCGCACCAAATAATACTTCCGTTGGAGCACAATGTACGGCTTCAACTGTTCTTTATTTAAATGGTTCTACTGATTATGTAGAAATTTATGGGTGGCAAAACTCAGGTGGCAATTTAACATTACAAACTAGTGCTAGATTAAATACATTTTCGGCTTGTATGATAAGGGCGGCATAATGCTATACGACAAAATTAAAGCAATTTATCCTCAATTATTGGATATAGATTTTTCAAACGGCACAATCGTATTGCAAAACGATGGTGATGGCGATTACATTGCTAAATGGGAACACCCAACACTAGCTAAACCAACTGCGGAACAATTAGCATGAGTACAGTAAATGTCAATAGAGTAGTCGATGCAAGCGGTGGAGTTTTAGCACCCATTAGTTCAGTCATGCGGAATCGCATCATAAACGGTGCGATGGTTATTGACCAAAGGAACGCTGGTGCTAGTGTTACTGTGACCTCTGATTTTACATTTTCAGTAGATAGATGGATGATGCGTAATACCGCTTCATCAAAACTTAGTGTTCAACAAAATGCTGGTTCAGTTACTCCACCATCGGGGTTTAGAAATTATGTTGGTGTAACGTCTTTATCTTCTTATTCTGTAGGCTCAACAGACTTTTTTGCTATTGAACAACGAATTGAGGGTTTTAATTTTGCTGATTTAATGTTTGGAACTGCAAATGCTCAAACCGTCACAGTTTCGTTTTGGGTTCGTTCAAGTTTGACAGGAACTTTTGGTGGTTGTTTACGAAATGGAGCATCGGATTATAATTATCCTTTTACCTATAGTATTTCATCAGCAAATACATGGGAATATAAAACGGTAACAATTGCTGGAGCAACTGCTGGTACTTGGGTTACAAATAACGGAATTGGTGCAATTCTTGGCTTTAACCTTGGCATGGGTTCAACGTTTACTGGAACTGGTAATACATGGAACTCAGGCGCAAGCGGCCCATACAATCCTACAGGCGCAACATCCGTAGTCGGAACAAACGGTGCAACTTTCTACATTACTGGAGTTCAACTTGAAAAAGGCACACAAGCTACTTCATTTGAATACAGACAATATGGTACTGAATTAGCTAATTGCAGAAGATACTTTTATAGAAACTACCCAGGTGTAGTAGGTTCAATTTTTAACTCAGGTGTTTTTAACGGCACTACTAATCTTGTTTTTTCTGCAATAATGCCAGTCAACATGAGGTCTGCTCCAACATTTAGTCAAGTCAATACTGGAGTTGCTGATGGTGTTACAGGACAAGCTGTTACATCTGTAGGAACAGTAACGATGGGTACGGATAGCGGACTTGTTGTTTTAAATAATACAGTAGCATCCTTTTCAGCAGGTCGTGGCGGCTATTTATATACAAATAATGCGACATCTTGGATTGATTTTTCTTCGGAGCTATAAATGTATAAATTAGGAACATTAATAGTTGGGCAAACAGAACCATCAAGCGTAATTCGCACAGAAGACGGTGCTTGCATCCCATTCGACCCAGCCAACACAGACTACCAAACCTATTTAAAATGGGTGAGCGAAGGCAACACACCATTGCCAGCAGATGAGGTGACACAATGAGCTTAATTTTAAGTGGTTCAGACGGACTATCCGATGTAGACGGTTCAGCAGCTACCCCTGCAATACGAGGTACTGACACTAATACAGGTATCTTCTTCCCTGCCGCAGATACGATAGCGTTTTCTGAGGGCGGTGCTGAGAGTATGAGGATTGATAGCGCTGGTAATGTAGGTATTG